TAAAGATCCACTTGGTCCTGAAACACTCCCAATACCAACATTGCCGCTACTGTCGATACGCAGACGTTCTGACATTGTACCAGAATTAACATTTCTAAAGATCAATATTCCATCTTCAGAACCATTAGTAGGATCAGAAATTAAAGCATCAATTTGAGCATAACTAGTTTCTGCACTTGTGCTATCATTATTTCTAAACTGGATAGCTCCTGCATTGTGCGTTGCTACACCAGCACCATTGTTTCTATATAGTCCTAATATTGGACCATATGATGTAGCCGTTGCAGCCGTAGAAATAATGTTTAAAGCAGTGCCAGCCGCAGACCTTGTGATAGAAGAAGCGGAAGAGCTATCAACAGTTAGCCCATCACTAACTAAAGTTCCTGTTACGTCTATGCCTGTAGAAGTGGTGGCTAGTTTAGTTGAACCTGCATGTGTTAATTCTACTTCAGCATTTTGTTTTGCAACAATAGCATTAACCCCACTTGAAGTTGTTTGTATCCTAAACTCACCAGTAGTTTCCCTCAGTCTCGCATGACTACCATCATGGTAAATCTGAAGATCTGATCCAGCACCAAAGATAGCTTTGTCACTATCTCCAAATGTCATATCGCCTGACGTTACAAAGCTAGTTCCTGTAATGGTTGTTCCTGTGATAGCAGCAGCACTGGATGCACCTATGGTAGTGCCGTCAATGTTACCCCCATCAATGTCTACAGCATCAATGTAACCAGTTCCATCAATATACAAGTTTTTAAATTGAAGTGCAGAAGTTCCTATATCAAGTGTATTGGTAGTCTTTGGTTTTATCTCAGTAGCGGATACAACAAAGTCTTGAACTGGACCTACTACGGTAACAGGTGCTCCTTCTGCAGACGTTCCATCATGTGTGTGTCCTGTACTTGAATTAAACGCTGTAACAATTGCATCAAACTCACCATCAAGATCAGAAGCGTTAATTACGTTTCCATCTGCAATATTGTTTCCTGTATCGTTACGGGTGTAGCCTGTACCCATTACTATCTCCTTCCACTTGTAGTAAATTCTAAAGTAGCAGCATCTATAGTGAACACTGCATCAGTGTTTTCTCCAGTTGTTTCGTATAATAAAGAAACTGTAAATCCAGATCCTATAGTCTGAATATCGTAAATTGCTTTTCTTTTAACGCCATAAGCACCTACTCCGTATATTCCATCGCCATATGTAACAGTAGCAGCAGAATCTGAAGAAATTACAGAGTCAGGTTGAACACTATTAGGCTGATCAAAATCAAATTTCAAAGAAAATTCTAAATCAAAACTGCCCTCAACGTCTAAAAATGTAGTAGTTTTGAATATAGTTTTTCTTAGATTAGGATCATTGACAGGAACAAATGGAGTAGCAAACGTTGCAGGAATATCAGTTCCATCTAAAGTGTTTCCTGATTCCATTATGTAGACGTACCCATCGTTAGCAGCAAAGTATATTCTCTCAACAAACCCATCATATTCACTAAAGGCTACATATGCGTTAAAACCTCGCAAGTCATTCCAAGCAATGCCCTGTTCTAGCTGTGTAGCAGCTATTGCTTTAGCTGCAGAGTTTGAATAAGAAGCATTGTATCCAAGTAGTCTATACTGATTTTTTTCTCTAATAAGTACGCTAGTAAACCCACCTGTAGAGCTATCAATTAAATCAAGCATTTCTACCTGAATTGTTTTAGAAATAGATCCTAAATTGAAGTCTCCAATCTTCTCAGTAGCACTGAATAATCGTAAACCATCAGAACTTAGAAAGATTATGTCACCGCCTATTTCTTGAACTGTATCTTCAGCTACACAACCAAGATCTCTTGATACAGGAAATAATTGAAAATCTGCAGAACTTGATCCTCGTATTACGCTAATAGTTCTTTCAGTAAATATCACAAGCTGTTCACGAAATACTATTAAACCTGTTATAGTATCGGTAACGTCAATTATTCCTCCACCATTAGCCGCAGAAAAATCATCGTCTTCATATGGAGCAGAAAATACAACTTTTGTTCCGTTTCCTAAAAATATATGATTTTTAAAGTTTACAACAAAACTAGAGCCTGAAGTATCTGAAGGTAATGAAGATAGCTGTTCAAACGTGGTGCCATCAAATCTAAAAGGCTTTCCAATGCTATCTACAATTATAAGTTTATCTGTGCCATCAAAATTGTATTTTACAAATCTTACCTTTGATGTGCCAGTGCCAATATTTACACCGCTAGAGCTAAATGCCGTATTGTCTGTAATCTGACCCCAACCTGAAAAAGTAAGTTGAGTATCATCTGCTAAACTTTGTGCAGAAGAAAGAACAATAGTAGCAGTTGAACTTGTTTGAGCACTTATGCTTGCAACGGTAACTGTACCAGATATTCCAGTACCAGTAACAGTTTGACCTACAATAATGGTATCAGTTTTATTATCTAAAACTACAGTAGTGCTAGAACTTGTAGCCCCATTTACATCTGCAGTAAAAGATGTTCCATCAGATACGAAAAGATCATTACCTCTACATGCGTAGACATCAGAAGCATATCTTTGAATGCCCCGTATTACACCTGTATTAGGAACTGCTATTGAATCAAACTTAGTGTATCCCTCAACTCTTCTATACCCACCGAATATAGACGGTTCAAAATTACGCAAAATACGAGCAGAGCCAGGAGCCTGTACGCCTTGTTGAAAAGGAGATAAGTTAGTTATAAGACCCCCTTTAAATTCAAAGGGGTAAGTTTGCCAGCGATCAGGCATTAAACGGCTCTCACATAAATATTTTCATTTACAAGCAAAGTTCTCATTTGCTTAATTCCTTGATCAAATTTTTGTTGAGACAAGGTAGCCATCTCAATATTATCACGAAACATGTAAGCGTAGTACATTGCACCATCTACAATTACATATCGAAATCTTTCTGGTATAGAAGGAACATCAGAATGTAATGATAAATCTACAGGAAATGTAAAGTACTCAAAGTCAACTTGATAAGCTTTATCTGGCAAAGGAATGATACCAAACTCATTGTTCTGTGAACGAAATACTTTTTCAGGCACACCACCTTTTGTAGAATCAGACTCATCTTCTTGATCTACATAACGATCTACATATTCATCATATGTAACCTGTTTTAATCTTTTTGCAGAACCTACGTCTAAGCTAGTATCTCGTCTTACACGAAATGTATCAAAGTCTACATACTTAGCTTCTGCAGGTACAGCGTATCGTGTAACTCCTGCTTCTAAGGTAAGCTCTTCACTGTTCCAGTTAAAAGGCCAAGAAAAATGAGATTGATTTATGTGGCGAATAGAAGAGTTTACTGCCTCTTTTATCGCAGCATAAAATCCTGTGACAGTTGCAAAATTGCTGGTAGTTAAGGCAGTCTCATTTAGCCTTCCTGCAACATCATTAGTTATTCCCAGATAATCATATGCCATCTTATCTATTTCTCACTTTTAGTTTAATGGATCGTTTTGATGTGCTAGCAGTGCTATCTACTATAGTGCAGAAGAATGTGTATTCACGGTTTGCAACTCCTCCTCCAATATTTATTGTAGCAACAGTATTAGTATTTGTTTGGCTAACATTCTGTATGCTATCCGTTGTTGCAGAGCTAGAGGCTGTTGTAAGAGTCTGTCCTGAAGCAAGAGTAGTTTCTGTGCTATAGACAGATGTAGTAACTGACCAAGTTACACTGCTGATGGTAGCACTGCCAAGATAACGCGACCAATCTACGCTATAATCAAGAGTCTCATCAGGATCTTTGAAGGGCCATCTAAAAGCCATATTTTTTACTCCACCTGTATTGTTCTTTCCGCATCAGTGGGAAGTCTATGAATTTCTACTATCCTACGTTCACTCAACACTGAAACTGTTCTGCTAAAAGCATTCCCAATATCATCTATGCTTACAATTCTAGGGTCAAGAATTACATGAATTGTCCGTTCATATTGAGTCATTATGCAGCTATTCTATGTATAATAACTGTTCTCTTCTTATTGTACTGCTCTTTCACAGCTTCAAAATTAAAGACTACTGCATTCTGAGTTGTTGTTCCTATTGCACCTGTTGCTGATGCACTTGCTAAACTTTCTAAAGTGTTGACGGTAACAGTCGATACAGATCCAGTTGCAGATACACTATCAAGAGCTTCAGTAGGTTGATCCTCAACCTCACCAATCTCACCAGTTGCAGAAACACCGTCAACAGAAATTAAGAAATTTACACTAGCTGTAACGGTTCCAAGAGATCCAGTTGCAGATACTGAATTGAGAACTTCATCAATGTTCACTGTAACTGTAGCTACAGCACCAGTTCCCTCTACACCTGTAGATACTCGTTCAGTAATGTCAATTTCAAAGCCACCAGCAGAAACGGATTCTACTGCAGTTGTTCCAGCTACTCCAGTAACAGTTTTATTTGCATCTCCAGTTGCAGTTATAGTGCTGATAGATCCTGTAGCTGAAACTGCTTGAAGATTTTCAGTTATATTTTCTGCTACAGTATTTGTAGATGCTGTTCCTGATACACCTATTAAAGATATCTTAATATTAGAAGTAACAGCAGTTATAGATCCTGTAGCTGATACAGAGTTTAAAGACTCTAGTACATTTACAGTAACTGTTGCAACTGATCCAGTTCCTGAAACACTTCCTAGAGCCTCAGAAGGTTTAGGTTCTACCCCTGCTATTGCTCCTGTAGCAGATACACTATTTAATTTTTCAGATATATTTTCTGTAACTGTTGCTACAGACCCAGTTGCACTTACTCCAGTAGAAATACTAATAGTAAAAGAAATAGCAGGTTGAACAGCCGCTACTGCACCTGTAGCAGATACACTACCTAACCGTTCAGAAATATCAACTTCAAAGCCACCAACGCTAAGACCTTGTACAGCACCTGTTGCGGATACACCGCTAATGGTAGCAGTTAGGTTAACTACTCCATATTCAGATAGGCCATATCGACCTGTGCCATACGCTGCAGAAGCGGCTATGATAGCCATACTTTATTCCTTACGCTATTCTAATTACGGCAGTTGAAGCTCCCGCTGCAGGAAACTCAATGGTTAAGTCACCAGCCGTTGCAGAAACAGTGCCACCAAAGTCAATCGTGCAGATTGCTTTGTTTGATGCACTTGAGTTGTAAATAATACAACCGTCTGCAGACGTTGTTACGTTTGAAAATACTTCATCAGTAAAGTCAACGATAGCAGTTGTTCCTGAAGTAGAAATAGAAGCACCATCAAGAACCTGTCCTCCTGCAGAGTAACCAGTTCCAGACGCTTCATCACTGTTACCAGTAACATCTGAATAATTTGTTGTTGCTGCTCCATAAGTGCCAGTAGGACTAGCTTTAATGAGAGCAAGTTTAATGCTATGGGTATCTAAATCGTGAGTACCGCCAAGCAACTCTGATTTAAAAGAAGTACACATTGCAGTAGTAATTGCCATTACTTATCTCCTTTTATATTACATTGCGTTTTTTAACAGCAGGTCCAAAGTTTACACCTGATTGTAAAACACACCCTAGCTCTGGTGCATCAAGTGGTGAAAAAAGTAGGGTGAACGTTTTAGTTTGTGGACCCACATACATTCTAAAGGGTTCACCTGACGAGAGATTTCCTACAGCAAACAACATCTCTTCATATTCATCTAAAAGTGATTCATGCATAGTGTCCAATGATCCGCATAGAGATTGGGCAAATGCAGGGAAACTTATTAGTAATGATGCTGCAAGAAAAAATATCTTCATTAGTTTACTTTTATACTCTTCTCCTTCTTCTCTTCTGGTATCTCTTGTTTAAGATCAATCGAGAGAATCCCGTCTTCCATCTTAGCGTCAAGTACATTCATGTAATCTGCTAACTTAAATGAAGTTGAGAAGTTTCGCTCTGCAATGCCTCTCCATAAAAAATCTTTTTCATTATCAGCCTTGGGCATAGTCCCTCGTACAGAGAGTAAGTTGTCCTTTAGCTTTACTTCTACGAAGTCTTTGCTGAAGCCAGCAACTGCAAACGTTAGTTTGTAAGTTCCCTCTTCCGTTTTTTCTATGTTGTAAGGGGGAAATGTTGGAATCTTTGCTAAGTTGTTTAGCACTTGGTCAAACCCCACTGTGAGGGCATTTAACGGTGAAAAGTCTAGTCTTGTCATAATGTTCTCCTTAATAAGCAAGAATGAGCTAACCCATGTAGGCGTTAGCAAAGTGAAGGGGGGCCACGAAGACCCCCCAAGCACCAGTATTAGTAAGTGTGAATCTGCTTTTCAGTCTTACCAGAAATGTCGGCAAGAATGACATAAACACGAAGCACACCAACTGTGGGATTACCTGTGCAGGTAATTTTAACATCAATGGTGTCACTAGCTGTAACACGGTTGTTGAACGTAGCAACTGCCGTGTAATCAACGTGACCATTCGTACCAGCGGCTAAGTAGCCAGTGGAAGAAAGATCACCACCATCAACAAAGTCATCGCCAGCAGCAACGTCAATGTCAGCCGTAGGGCTGGTTGCGTCAAAAGCTGTGAGAACTTCCGCACCACAGTGCAGGATGTAGCATTCCGCAGGAAGATCAATTACCTGAAAAATATCACCCGTTGATACTGATGAAACAGTGCCATCAGCAATCAACTTCGCAATATCAATGGTAGCTTCCATAACGGAAACTGCAGGAAGGCGAGAGGGCATAGATGAACCAGTACCCTGTCCACCAGTAAGATCAACAGTAGCCATAGTTATGTCCTCCTATTAGCTGTAGTCTACTATGCCAAGGCACAGAGCTTCAGGACGAAGCACTTTGCGACCAAAGACATGCAAACCACGAACGATATCGCTGAACGAATCAGGATCTCTGATAGCTTCCGTTTTCGCAATTTGCGAAGCAGTAGCCGTTGAGGACAGATGACCAGCAAGAACAACGTTCTCACCTGTGCCAACGCCCGAAACAGAAACCTGATCATCATCAGTGATATCCGCACTTTGATTGAGAGCATTCGACTTATAAAGCGTGAAGCCCATAATCTTTTGATTTGTAACAAGACCGTTACGCAATGGGGAAACCGCATCGCCAGTTACCTGGACTTCAACGATCTTAGCACCCGCTTTGTAAAGGTTCTCATACACACGAGGTGGTGCAACAAACCAACGACCCTCTTCAGGAACGTCTTGCTCATCGAGCTTACGAGCCATAAGAGCCATAAGGTTTACAACATCATCACCTGCGTCTGTACCAGTTACAGTAACAGGAGTACCAGAAGTACCCAGATTGGAATCCGTAGCAACGGACCCAGAGGCACCTTTGATACCAGCATTGTCAATCATGTTCTGAAGAACATTCTTGTCATAGTTACGCTTCAGAGCATATGCACCTGAAGAAGTTGACAGAGCCTCAAAATTAACATGAGACTGTCGCTCTTCAATGTCATCTACTTTGAACGCAAACGCATTTGCCTGATCTACAGTCAACTGGATTTCATCGTCTGTGAGGTCTTGCGGAGTAACCACAGAACCACGAGCATACGCTGAAATGGTGATGTTTGGTTCTTTAATGATGCGAACCGTGTCACCAAAATTCTCAATTTCACCCGCATAATCGGTGTTCGTTATGTCTTCTGCCACCGATGCTCGACGGAAAAACTTGAGAACTTTTTGGCTATAGATTTCGGCTTGGAAATTACCATTCGGTAAGCTGCCATACCCAGCAGCAGTGGAAATAGCCATTATTCAAGCTCCTTATCCATTAACGATACGTCCTTCTATACGAGCCTGATCTAGTTCCTTTTCGTATTTATCAAACTCGCTAGGTTTTAAACGGCGTATCTCAGAAGTGGTCCATACCTTTTTGTTAGCATTCGCATTTGTTGCAATGTTTACAGCAGTTGTTTTAGTAACAGCTTCTGCAGCCGCTGCATTGCCTTGCTTTCTAGGACGACCACGTTTAGTTGTGCCAATGTCGGCTTTGTACAAATCAAGAACTCGTGAAGCCCACTTAACGTCTGTGCTATTTTTCAGAATACCATCCGCTATGCTAGGTGGCTGCAGCTTGATCCATTCCTTGAACTCTTCAGATTTTTTGACTTCAGGAAAATCATTGTGCAGGGCAAGCAATTCTTGGTAAGCACTCTTAGCCTTTAGTTTCTCTTCTTGCTGATTGAGACGGCTAACTTCTGCACGAAGTTCTTCAATCTCTCTTGCAGCACCACGAGTACTAAGGGCCTCAACTACGTTGTAAACGTCAGGATAACTTTCTTTGAAAGATTCGATGTCATCTTCACTAATAGTGGGCTGAGAGTTTTGAGAAACCAAAGCGTCCTTTTCTTCTTTCCACTCATGCAGCTTGGCATCGTAATGTTTCTTGAGATCATCATAACGTTTCTTGTAGTCATGCTCTTCTGCCTTTACTTCAGATTTCTCTTCAGTCTGAACAGAAATGGTTTCGTCTTGCATGAACGTTGTGTCTTCCTCTAGGGTAGCCTCTTCAGGAGCTTCATCTCTGTAAACATCAGCTCTATACGCACCTTTGTAGGGGCCTAGATTTTCTTGTTCTACTTCTTGTACTTGTTCTACCATTTTTCCTCCTTGCGGGGCCGTGGGACGGGTAGCCGCTTATTGTTGGTAGTATCTAACGCAGGGCCGTAAAACGGGTAGCTGCGATTTTTCAAAAAGAGTTATTGAAGAACTCTTTCTGGAAACTGTGTGATTTCTCTTCTATCCATCACAGGTTGCACTTTGTCTAAACCAGAGCGCATACCTCTTGAAGGTTCTTTTAACAATTCTCGACCCTCTGGAGGGGAGTTTATAAGTTTAGGTTTTTCTTTAGGTATGGGAATGGGTCGTTTAGGTAAGCTAGAGTGAGTATCAAATAGTATGTCATGTAACCCAATTCTACCAACAAGTTGAAATCTTCCTGATTTTAATCTGTCTTCAAAGAATTTCGCATCTTTTGGTTTTGTCTCATTTGGATTATAAAAAAAAGTAGCTCCCTCTGTAATATCTTCAAGAGTACCTGCTATCGCTTTACTTGCTATATCCAAAGCAGTAGAATATCGTTTATCCGTATTGGCTTTTTTATAATTTTCATCCTGATATCCACTAAACTGCTTTCTTCCACCTTTTGTTTTAGCAGATATTACATCTTTAAAATTTTCATACTTCTTAAAATCGGTTATTTTATCTTTTAATCTATTTGATACTACGTTAGCTACTGATTGCATATTTCTATAGGTTTCTTTTTTATCCTCTCCTGATACAGCTTCAGCAATTAAAAGTCTGGCAAGCATTTCAACCTCACCACCATTTCTCATCCCAATCCGCTTACCCAAAGCAGCTTGCATTTCAGCTTGTGGTTCTTGAGGTTGTTGCTCTTCTAGCTTTTTTTCCGTTTCAGGTTTGCCACGATCATTGATTTTTTTCAGCAAACCGTATCCAATCTTACGAGCAAGTACTCTTGGTATATAGTACTCACCATTTGAAACTGCAACTGGTACATTACCATTTACTTGTTCTTGTGGTCGTTTTAAATCAGCAATGGTAATTTTAATACCTTCTTTTTGTAAAGCTTCAACTGCTGGTTGTATAATTCTTTGTTCTAGATCCAACTCACCAACCTCATCTACCGCTGCAGCATTGATTACAAAAGATTCCTGTTCTGCATCCATTGGTACATCATCTGCTACTCCAGAGTTATCAGCACCTTCTTTTTGAATTGGCCCAGTAGTTGCAACTGGTCCTGTAGGCTGATCTCCAAGTGCCATCATCTCACGAGCAATTGGCGACATTTCGTCAGTTTGAGGTATTTCTTGTTCTGGTTCACTCATCTCTTCAGAAGGCTCTGGCATTGGCTCTTGTGGCTCTTGCATAGGCTCCTGTGGTTCTTGTTCTCTTGAACCCTGTAGTGTAACACCAAAAACACTTGCAAGAGATATGATTACTTCAGGGGGATTGTTTTCAAATATTACCCCTACAGCATTTTGATCTTCTTCAGAAAGAGCCTCAAAATTAGTTACAAATTGTTCTTGAGTTATTTCCATTGTCACTCCACGTTTTATGCATTTTCCTCGTCAAAAGATTCATCATCATCATATCCACCAGATGAAGACTCTGTGTCTGGGCCTGACTCAGAACTAGAACTGCTACTGCTAGAACTGCTACTGCTAGAACTGCTACTGCTAGAACTGCTACTGCTACTGCTACTGCTAGAACTGCTACTACTACTGCTACTGCCAGAAGCTGCTGATTCTGCTGCATTATCTCCGCTATTCGGATCATAGTTTATATTACTTTCTATTGAATCTATATTAGCCATTTCTGCTTTATCGGCATTAGGATCAGATAAACCTGTTTGTGACGCATCAGGCCCCTCTCCTCCATTGGCTTCTATTGCTGCAATAACTTCATTTCTATCTGCTTCTTTAGATAGATCTTTCCCCATTGCAGCAGCAGTAGCAGCTATATTCTCCATCGTTTCTTGAGTTGTTTGGCTGTAGTCAATAGTAGTAGAGCCTGTTAAGTCTGTATATGCTTGTTCTAGATCAAAACCATCTCCTACATTTCCAATACTAGTAAAAGCATCTAGATCAGCATCAAAGTAACTCCCAACAGAGGCTGTTGCTGCACTTACTGCTTCTTTTTTTGCTTTTTCTTGGGCTGCTTCCTGATCTATAGCAGTAGTGTCTATCATCTCTGTCAAAGGATCAGAAAATAATTCTTGCGCTACTTTTTGTTCTGCAGTTAAAGAAGACCAGTCTCCTGCATCATTTAATGCTTGAGCATACTCTTCAGCAACCCCGTACATTTCTTCATCAAATGCAAAGCCAAGTTCACTGTGTTTAGACGCACCATATAAATTATCTAAAACATCTTCAGCAGTTACTTGACCTGGAGTAAGACCAGAAAGATCAACTGATACTTTTCCTATTGATCCATCAATTGCTGCAATGCTTGTATCATAAGCAGTACCAATGTCTACAGTAGAGGTTACACTTGAATAATTGTTTGAAGCTCCAATTGTTTGCTCTGTTTGGTATTCGCTAAGAACTTCATCAAAATATCCTATATCTCCCATTATACCTGTAGCAACATTAACAGCACTTCCTAACGGACCTGCCAAAGCTCCTACCATTCCAGGAACAGCAAGTTTTCCTTCTGGACCAGTTACAAAACTGTATTCTTGAAACCCTGATACTGTATTTATTGTTGGATTAGCAGTTCCAAATTCTAATTGGTTTCCTGCTTGTTGAATACCTGTAGTTATAGTTCCTAAAGGATCGGTTACAAGGTCTGAAATAGTCTGCCCTACCTTTGAAATTCCTGATGCTATTTCTCCTGGAACATCAGCAATATTTTGAAGAGATGTTACACCAGAAGCTACACTGTATAAGTTACTAGCAAGGCTTATAGCATCAAGAGGATTATTAATTGAAAATCCACTAGTATATGCAGAAAGACCACTTTGAAGTCCAGATGCAATCTGTCCTGTGGTGCTTCCTGATAATGCACTGCTTATACCAAAACTAGTAGCAGTGCTT